CGCCTCTATGTCTGCCTCGCCGATGGCGCTATAGAACTGCTTCGGCGTCGTCATGCTGTACAGCGTGATAGCTGGCCGCGTCACCTTTAGCCGTTCCGTCTCGCCTCTTTGCTTTTCTGTCAGACCCATCGAAGAGTATGCGCGCGGTCTAAGCGTACCGTCAAGCCGCCCGAAAGCCTCAACGAGCGTTGTTACCGCCTCCTGCAGCTGGCTATTGCCTGACGCGCTGCACGCCTGCAGATACTTCCCGAATTCATCAATCACGGTGATGTGTGTTGGCCTGTCTCTAAGCTCTGAATATACAGCGCCGGGTGAAGTGTAACCGCTGCCACCAATCAAATCATCAAGACCTGCCGCATCAAGAATCTTCTCAATGGCTTTCTTTCCGTACTCTTTACCGGTGCCACTCTTGGCCACGGTCAGAAAGTATAGGCTGGTGAAGTTGCTTTCTGTTGTGACGTACTTTCGCCCAAGTACCACCGAACCAAGAGCCAGGGCAGACTGTACCGCCATCTCTACATGGGGCGCCGGGGCTGTTTCCATGTACCATTTGACAAAATCGCCCAAAATGCCCGGTATGCTGTGCAGCTTTGCAGGTAAGGCACTGATAACGGTCTTGGGCTTCTTAATGCGTATAGGCTCGCTGGTGGGCTCTATGGGCTTAGATTCTGGATGATTGCGCTGATGGCTTTTAAAAACTGAAACCGCTGTTTTGTGCAGCTCTTCAGGCTCGAGCGGCACCGGGTTTGCTTCGTTCCAGGCGCTGACCTTCTGCCAAGCCTTGTTGAAGTCGTCGCCCTCGTGGATATATTGCCCAACGAGCGACGCCGCCGCATTGTTGCGGCCTTCGTTCTCACCCACTGGCCGGCCGTCATGCGGTATCTTAACCGCTGACACGTCAAAGATATTTCCAGTTTGCCCCTTTGGCGGAAATACCGGCCCAACCGGCCCATTCGTCCCAATTGCCCGCATCAGTTCAAAAATCACATCAGGGGAACGATAGGCTAGATCCTCAAAATCATCGATGCCATCGAAAACCACAAGGTCATACACTGCCCGCTCTACGCCGTAGCCCTTCAACTTTAAGTCTCTGTCAGCTGTCCTGACGCTGCCCGGCGCCACCACATAAGAACCTTTTGAACTGTCACCGGATGGACTGCAAAAGATATCCACGCCGCCCATAATGCGGCTTGGTATCTTCGCCCCTGGGTCAGTTCTAAAATATAAGTGCTTCCCGCGTGGGGTGCTCACCTCAAAATTGGAGTGGCCTACGATGCCCCTGATTAAAGGCTCTTTCTCTGGCTTGTCGATATCAACCACGACTAGGCCGCGCCCGGTCCTTATGCCAAGGTTAAACGCTGGAGCGTCGCCGTCAATGCTTTCAAGCTCTTCAGCTGTGACCGTGTTGCCAGTGCTGAAGAGATTCCAGCCTTCTGTTTTTACTGCATTTGTTCCGCGCTCGCCGCGCAGCAATCGCCCATTAAATATTGCTGTCAGCTCGCACCATTGCGCCGCTGTAAATCCCGCCATCATCTCAACCCCCTATTGATTGTTATTCTCTAACGCCTTCAAGTGCATCTAACCCAAGGACAATAGCAAGCCGCACCACGTCAGCCCGGCCAGCGTCACCGCTTGGAAACCGCCTGACGTCTTTGCTTAAATCTTCGGCCACTTTATCGGCCCGGTGTAATATCTCTGTAGAAATCTTGATTCCGTAAACTGTTGATTCACTCATGATTCATCTCCTCTAAAATTTGTTTTACTTTCAGCCCAACCTGGTACGCCACCTGTGGCACCACGGAATTGCCGAGCGCTTTTATTTGCTCTCTTCGACGTCTAGCCATCCCTCGGGGAAGCCCATCAACCACCGGACAAATTCTGGATTGAGCTGCCCCTTCATAACCTCGGGCAAGCCGGGGGAGAACTCTTCTCGCGTTGTGCCCTTCCTGCTTCTCCAGTCTCTCGCGAGAGGGGTAGGCAGCATCATTCTCTTCGCCGCCGTCGCCAGTCCGTCTCCGCTTTTCTTCGATGCCCCCTTTTTGTTGTAGTTCCCGCAAACTGTTGGTGTGGGCAGCATTGCCGCAATCCTCTCCCCTAGTCTTCCATTGTCCTTCCCCCTGGCTTTCACCTTCTGCAAATTCTCCATCATTGCCCCTGAAGCTCTCGGGGTTGGCAGAAGGCCTTTCTTTTCCATTGTGTGCAAGCTCGGCTTTCCCGCCTGTTTGAACGTTGTCCCGTCCGAGCGCTTCCCGTTCTGCCCCGTCCCATATACTGCGGCTGTCGGTGTCGGCAGCATTTCCGCCGCCAAGTCTCTCGCCGCCCCTGTGAGAAGCTTCTCGTTTTTGCGCTTTCCTCCCCTGCAAACGTTCCCCCCTTTTGCCGCTGTCGGTGTCGGCATCATCTCTTCTGGCAATGATGAAGAGACGATCACGTCTATGCCACGCCCCGACGGCTGCCGCGCTGATAGTGTCCCATTCACAAGAGTACCCGCACTGGGCAAGGCTGCTGAGTACCTCGGACAGTCCCCGAGAAGTGAGCGCTGGAACGTTCTCAGCGACCACGACTCGGGGCAGAGCCAAGCCAATGAGCCGGTGCATTTCCCACCAAAGGCCGGAGCGGTCCCCAGCCAGTCCCGCTCCTTTTCCGGCGATGCTGATGTCTTGGCATGGGAAGCCTCCGCAGATGACATCGGCGCCCCTGATATCTTCAAGCTCAACTGTTCTGACATCTTCAAACCTTTCAGCGTCTGGCCAATGTTTAGCCAATACGCGCCTACAGAAATCATCTTGCTCAACCTGCCAGCAGGTACGAAGCCCCGGCACGGCTGCCTCGAGCCCTAACTCTAGGCCGCCAATACCGCTAAACAGGGAACACATTTTTAAGTCTTTTTGCATTTCTTTTGTTTTATCATTGAAAAGTATTTGACGGCAAGCGCAAACTATGAAAAATAATAGACATGTGAGGCAATGACGCCGCACCGAACGAAGGAAAGAACTATGAAAAGCGGAAGCTACAAAATTAATTTAGAAACTGCATCCCCTGAAGCCAGTCGGGCTATTCTTCAATTAGACAAGTCTTATGTGGGCACCGAGAACTATCTCGGCGTCGCTTACTTTTGGAATTATGACTACCGGTATCCAATGCGGGATGCTTCTGTAGCGACCAGAAAAGCAGTTCACGCAAAACTGCTAAAAGCTGGCCTTGAGGTAAACGGCTGCACACCACAGCATGATTCAATTATGGCGTGGGCATCTGAGCGAACTTATAAATAAACAAACCAAACAAATGAAAGAACGAACGATGACAGACAGACCAGAAGAAAAGCCAATTGACGCTTTGACCATAGCCCGCCTATGCGAAGAGATTGCCACACTTAGAGGGCACCTAGACGCATCACGTCAAACAATTGTTGCGATGGATTATCACCGGCGCGAAGAAGACAAGCGCAGACGCGGCGAAGTCGACAAAGAGATTGTAAGACTTGGCCGCGATATTAAAAAGCTTAAGGAAAAACTCCAGCACGAACGCCGCGAACGCGAAGCCGCGCAGCGTACTATTGCAATCCTTGGCGGTGGATTGGATGAGTTTGAATGGCCAGTGTGCGCAAACGATGACTGCGTGAATGAGGTCAGAAGCAAGCGCAGCAACGCGCTCTATTGCTCCGACCAGTGCAAATGGGCAGTGCAAAAGCGAAGAGCCCGCGCAAAGCTTGCACCATGTCAAAATGAAAAATGCAGCGAAAAAGTAGAAGGCAAGCGCAAAGGCGCTCGCTATTGCTCGGCAAAGTGCAAAAGCTCGGCCGGTGTTCGCCGTCACCGCGCAAATAATGGTGGGGGTGAATCATGACCATCGACCGATACAGAATCGACTGGGCCAGTGATCGCGTCTATGAGTACCTCCCCAAGTACGGCGCCTACTATTATTTAGGGGGATTTATTGCCCTTGGCATCACGCACGACGATAGCAACGCACAAGCGATTGCGAAGATTGAAAACAAAAAACAAGGGGGTTTCCAATGGCCTTAATGGCTTACAAGATGCGCCGCACTGGCGGCAAGGTTGAGGTATATCATAGAACGCATGGTTGGGTTGAGGCTTTGAGCATCAAACCGGACACCGTCAAAATAAAGCGCTACGATGCGCAAGACGGCGGGTTTATCGTTCACAATGAATCACACGATAATTTTAAATTGACCGGCGGGTGAACCGACGACGCCAACCGGTCAAGCTGCAAGGAGGCGCGCACCTCCTTGCGGCACTTACTACAAGCGCAAAGGGAACAAGATGAAGATAACAAAAACAAACGACATGGGCGGCCATTTTCTCAAAATGGTTATTTATGGCGAAGCTGGCGCAGGTAAAACGCGGCTCGCTGCAACAACCGGCGCCCCTACTGTGGTGATTAGTGCAGAAGGCGGCCTGCTGTCTCTGCGGGACCACGACATAACGGCCATCGAAGTGAAGAGCATCGCCGATATTCAAGAGGCTTACAAATGGGCGGTGGGGTCCAAGGAAGCTCAGGGCATCCGATGGGTATGCCTTGATTCTATCTCGGAGATTGCTGAAGTCTCACTGGCCCACGAGAAAGCAGAGAATAAAAACACCATGCGCGCCTATGGTCAGATGGCCGACCAGATGACCAGCCTGATTCGAGCGTTTCGAGACTTGCCAGAGCGTCATGTCTACATGACGGCGAAACAAGAAAGAACACAGCTAGACGATGGCTCTATGGTCTTTGGGCCATCGATGCCGGGCAAGAACTTGACGCAGGGGCTTGCCTATTTCTTTGACGAAGTATTCGCGCTGCGCGTCCATACTGACGAAGAAGGAAACATCCAGCGATGGCTTCAGACCAATGCCAATGGCACACACACCGCGAAAGACAGAAGCGGCGCGCTTGAGCTTTTCGAGCCGTGCGACTTGTCCCAAATTAAAACCAAGATTCTAGGAGAATAAACAGATGGCAAATTTATCACACATCAACATTGACAACGTAGACATTGGTCCCGATTCCGGCGAAGGCTTCAGCCTTATTCCGGAGGGAAAATATATGGCCAAAGTTACAGATTCAAAACTGATTCCAACCCGCGCGGGCAATGGTCACATTTTGGAGCTGACTTGGCAGATTCAAAGCGGCCCACATGAGCGGCGCCTCATTTGGGACAAAATCACCTTGATTCATACCAGCCAGCAAGCCCAGGAGATTGGCCGCAAGCAGTGGAAGAAAGCACTGCGCGCCGCCGGTATTGACCACAGCCCGCAAGATTCTAGTGAGATTCACAACAAGCTTGTGCGCATTCAGGTTAAGACTAAGCCAGCATCAAACGGATTTGAAGCATCCAACGCCATCGCGGCCTATTACCCTGCGCCGAAACAGGCAGACATGAGCCAGCCAGCGCAAGCAGCCGCGCCTATTGCCGGTGAACCGCAAGCGGCGCCACCTTGGGGCGGCAATCAGGGTCAGGGCACTGTGCCATTCTAAGAATTTAACCAGGGGCTGGCGGGCGTGATTCGCACCCGCCAGCCGGGGGTATATGATGGCAAAACTTCCGAAGATGCAACCGCCAACAATAGCAGAGATTTATCACCAAATTAAGCGCGCCGCCAGCCCGTGGCAGCGTGATCATATGGGATGCTCTGGGCTTGGCGACGATTGCAAACGAAAAATTTGGTACAACTGGCGCTGGTGGCGACCGCCTGAGTTTGACGGCAGAATCTTGAGGCTGTTCCGCCGGGGTGAAATCGAAGAAACTTGGCTGATCACTGACCTGCTCGCCGCTGGTGTAACAGTGAGCGAAGGGCCAGAGATTGGCAAGCAATGGCGCACCAGCGCGCTAGGTGGCCACATGGGCGGCTCAATGGATGCGGCCTTGCTTGGGCTTAAGGAAGCGCCCAAAACGTGGCACTGTGCCGAATTTAAGACGCACAATAAAAAAAGCTTTGACGAACTCGAGAAGAAGCGCGTCAGAAAATCAAAGCCGATGCACTACGCGCAAATGCAGCTCTATTGCCACCTATTCGGGCTGAGCCGCTGGGCTTATTTCGCGGTTTGTAAGGACGATGACCGCATTTATTACGAGCGCGGGGAATATGACAAATACTACGCCGGGCAGCTTATGGAACGGGCCAAGTATTTGGTTGAATCGTCAGAGCCACCGGCTAAAATCTCAGAGCGGGCAGACTACTATCAGTGCCGGTGGTGTCATCATCGCGAAGCATGTCAGACCGAAGTTATTGGACCGGTTAAAACGTGCCGCAGCTGTAGACACTCAAAGCCGGTGATAGAGGGCCAGGGGGGCCAGTGGATTTGTAAGCTTGGCGGGCAACCGCTAAGTGGTGAAGAGCAGCGCAAGGGATGCGCAAAATATGAACAAATAGGCGGCCGACCGCTGCCGTTATTTGGGGGATAGAATTATGATATTTTGGGGTGTTGTTGGGTGCTTCTTTGTTTGCTTGCTTGTTGTAGCAATTGAGGAAAGGCGCAGGGATAGGGGAATGATTGAGCGCTTGCGCTCTGAGGTCTTAAACCATCAGCGCAAAAACGCGATGAACGAGTACCACGAGCCGAGCAGCTGGCGCCGGTGATGCTTAAAAAAACGAGTTATTGTCAGGGCTGCATTAAAACCGATGTAACCTTGAAGCTCACAAAAGCAGACGGGAAACCCTACTGGCTTTGTGAGAAGTGTTTGAATCCCTTGCCGCGCAAGGCGTACGAGCTAGGGCGGGCCAACAGTCGCAAGAACTGGCCCGGTGATGAAGAAAACAACAAGGCCAAATAAGGCCAAAAATAGGGGTATTTGATGAGAGATATTGGAGAACGGCGCCCCAGTGCGCCTAGACAACAAAAACAAGATGATTTTTGGTGGTTCAAGGGGCTGTTCTTTGTTGCAGCCATTTTGATGACACTGGCCCACTTCGGACTACAACGAAGCTATGCGCTTGAGCGCGCGGCGGTCGGTGACAGGTACGAAGTTGAGCAAATATCAGAAGAAGACCGCGCCGGACTGGCCGCAATCATTGAAGGGGGTAAGTGATGCCCAGAAGAGCAGAAAAGCCTAGAGGGTCGGACGATTTGGAAAACTGCCGGAAACTGATGCATCTAATCGAGTGCGCCTGTAATGACTCGGCGGCCCTTGGCTCTGAGTTTGTTGGACGCAGCTGGTGCATGGACAATGAGAATCATGCTAAAATTGCTGAAATTTACAGGGGATCGGTTGAGACTTTGCGCGCGGCTTTTCGCGGGCTAAGTGTTGCCGAAGAAATGCTAGAACAAGAGGCAGCAAGCCAAGCGCCCGCGCGGCGCCCTGGCGTCGTTCGTCGCTTGCTTTTAATGGGGTGAATCATGGGGAGTTTTATTGGCTGGATGCTTGGCTTTTTTGGTGCTCTTGGCGTCGCTATGTTGATTCGTGAGGGATATGAGAAATACGCCCGCGATAACTTGCGGCGCAAAATAGAAAAAGCATACAATGAATAATCACCGGCCCCGCTCGCAACGGCGTGAAATTTAGGGAATCCCTCAAACAAGATTTTTTGATTTTACAAACTTAGAGCGGGGCCACTTCAAACAATAGCGCAGACGTATCCGCCACATATGAAGTATTGCGCATAGACTAGCGCGGCCAATTGTACTTGCACCATCGGGCCATGCCTCCGCCTTTTTCTCCGCGTACGTCAACGTGAACCCAACCACTGTACAAGCCTAGCCCATAGTTGACGCCCCGGCGCCTCGCCACGTTTTCAAGCTCAATGTAAAGCCGTAAGATGTGCTCACCGTGGCGCTTTGTGTGGTCAACATAGGTAACGTCTGCGGCCAGCCCTACGCCGTCTCTTTGTATGTGCCAGCTAAGCGAAGCACCGCCCACCGCTTGATTTCTTTTTGGGCATCGTGTCCCGCTCGAGATTCTCAGGGGTACGCCTATGCTTCTGCGCGTTTCGTCGAGTATGCTAACCAAGAGCTGGCTGGGGTTGCTTATCTTGCAACATGGGCAAGCAAACTCTGACGCACTGAAGTATTGCCCAACCTTCCCCATCTTACCATTCCACCTTTAGACCGGTCATCGCTTGCCAATTCCTAGACGTGTCCAAGCTGCCAGAGGCAAACAAAGACACGCTTTCATTGATTCGAGTGCTAAGAGAAGCGTCAAGCTTGCCAACATCATTGATAACGCCAGCGCCAAGCGTAAAGAGTCCCGAACCCGCCCCCATTTTGGAAGCCTGATTTGCCCCAGCGAGAGCCGCATTAATTAGCTCTCGGGGCTCTGCTTTTTTGCAAGCTCACGCGCTGCTTGAACTTGTGCGGCCCCGATAGCCTCTCGGCCTTTGATTGAACTTCTGCCGGCAGCATAACTTCCTGGTGCGATCATCATCATTACGCCCCCGATAATTTCAGCAATACCGCCTTCGGTTCCGGTCGCCGCCATTACAGCCCCTGCAACAAACGCTGCTACGCTGAACCATAGCTCTGTCGATTTCCAACCCGCTTTTCCCATTTTGAAACCCCCTAAGTAACCGGCGTCTGTCCGCCGGTTTGTGATGCTGCAATTTCTCTAAGCAGCTCGGCCCGTTCGGCCTTTTTCTTATCTTCGTCAACGATGTTGTGCGTTTTGTGTCCAATGTCTTGGATATCCTTAACGCGGCCCTCTACAGAGCTGACCAAAGAAGCCATTGAAGCTTGCCGCAGGTCCATATTGTCAATTTTATCATTGATACGCTCAAGTGTCTGACCTGTTGCCGCTAGACATTCGGTCATCTGCCCAACTTGATTCGCAATCTCTGTTTGGTGCAGGTCAACCTGAACTGGTCTCTGACCGTTGCCCATCTTTTTATCGACGAGCTTTTCTATGACCTTGATCAAAGCCATCATTGTGCCGAACAGCGCACCAGCTTCAATCATGCCGCTTTCCATCTTATTCTTCCGGCAATGCTGCAACCCATGCCGCAGCTTGAGCTTGGTTCAGCATTTCGTAGCCAAGGGCTCGAAACTTATCGAAGTCACCACCAACCTCCAGCCCGAGGCAACTAATCTTAAAGACTCGATGTGTGTCAGACTCAGCACCCAGGCCAAAGCTTCTACTCTGCGTATTAAACGTTGGATGAACGGTAGTTACATTACCATCATCATCTGTCACATCAAAATCGTATTGAGTAACTTCAGCCGGAAACTCGTTGTTTAAATCAGCCAACGGCACAAGCATATAAGTCCAAGACCATTGAGACATCATAAACCTCCCACGACCCTGTGGCCGCTTGAGTATAAGAGCTTGATTTCATTCGCCGATAATGCGCGTTTATAGATCCTAGGATAAGCGATTGCTCCGCTCCACAACGTGCCGCCGTTCGATCCGCCAATCCATAGTTCTGCTGTCGAGGTATTGCTTTGAGTTCTTGCGCTAATATCGGTCCCACTGGCTCCCGCAACTCCATCAGTAAACTGGTCCGCAGTGGTCCAGGCAGACCCACTGGTCCTTAAAACAAACACGTAGTGGTGCCAGTTGTTGTCAGTCAGGTTACCGGTTCCGACATCAGTTGTGCCCGTGCCGTCTCCAAAATTAAACTGAATATTATCACTCACATCGTCTCGAATATTTAAATACATGCGATTATTGCCGGTGTCTTTGGAAATCATTGAAGTGCTTACACCGTTCCCCAGACAAGTAGACTTGGCCCATACTGAAATCGTATAGCCGTCAGTGATGGTGGGGTTGAGGTCGGTGTCGCTTGCAATTGTTACCCGCGAATAACCATCGAGATTGAAAACCGCGTTGTCTAAACGCTTCTCTTCAGTGTTACCGAACAAAGTTGTGCCCGCCGTGGTTCCTTCTGGCATAACCGAGAGCACTGGGCTTCCGCTTGCTACCGCGTCGTTATTGAACGTTGTTAAATCCTGGACAGTGTGAACATTATTAAGTCTCCAAAAACCCTTTAAGCTACTGCTTACATCGTAATTCCCAGAATCGGACAAGAGGTCAAACCCTTGGACACCTGAGTTATAAATTGCTGTTACTGCATCAGCGTCAAGCACCGTCTTCCACATTGCAACTTCTGAAATGTAGCCATCAAATGTTCGGTCTGCCGCCGAACGGTTTCCAAAGACCTTGTTTGAATCATCCGCGTCGATTGTTCCTTCCGGCCCCGTGCTTCGAGTAACTGACCTAGACGAGCCGTTCACATACATCACGGCGTTGTTTGCTGTGTCGCTTCCGTCGTAAGTAATGACAAAATGATTCCAAGCCCCAACGTTTAAATCTCTGTTGCTGAGACCCCAGACACCATCTGTCGTACTAAAGGAGTGATTGAAGTGACCAAAAACTGATCCGCCGCTTTCATTCGCTACATAAATACGATACCCAGTCCAAGCATCAAGAATCCTCCCTGAGTTTCCTTCTCCGACACTGTTCATAAACACCCAGCACGAAAACGTACCGCCAGAAGCAAACAAGCCATTGATGTCTGCGTCTTGGGTAATCGTATACAAGTCATTGTCACCATCAAAGAACACCCGCGAAGTGCTCGGCATCAACCCAAGCTGTGGGCATGGTGGTTGCTCGGCTCTGTCCATGCCGGTGTTAGTAGCAACAACGTGGTTATTCCCCCCAGAAATATCCATAAAATACAGACCATTAAGAGTATCTGCGCTGGGGTTCTGATAATCACAAAGCGGCCAGTGGGCGACAAGATGCGCTACAGTCACGCCACTGGGAATGGGCAGCTCTGGGTTCTGATATTGCTCAAGAACTTGAGCTGCGCTTAAAGCCGTTCCAGAATAGATTTTAAAATCGGAAAGAGAACCATTAATTGAGTTAGAGGATACACCTGAAATGTGGACTGTAGCCATTGAGCTAAGATCTTGACTTGTTACTGTTGCGGTACCTGCACTCGAACCGTCAATATAACAAGTCGCCGATGTTCCGCCCGAGATTGTTATTGTTAGGTGATGCCAGTCTCCATCCAAAAGAGAAGACGAGCTGCAAATATTGGTAGGCGAGCTGTCGCCCGTTCCCCAGTGCGCAACGTTCCCCGAATAGTTTAGATATAATATCGCCGTGTTTGACGATGCACCAAAACCTACAAACAAATATTGCGTCGATGTGTCCGAAGATTTGACCCAACACGAAACCGACCAAGCCCCCGTGCTTGCAATGTTTGGCCCGGATCCGATAAGCTGATCGCCCGTTCCGTCAAAGGCTACAGCACGGCCAGAAACCAATGTCCCGGTATTTGAGTCTCCTGATAAATCCCGAGCATTGCCTTCGCCGACAACAAAACGAGAGTCGAGCGTCAATCCTGTCTTTGGGTAGGTTTGGCTTATATCGGGAACTGGTATCATCTCAAATGCCTTCTGTTGTGTGGCCGCCCTCTTCAAGCTTTGCCTTCAGCGCTGCTTTAGCTGCTGCAATAATTGCCGCCGTATCGCTGGCCTCAAATTCAATAAATTCTGAACCGCTAAGGCCAACGTCTGCTACCTTAAATAAAGCAGTAGCTTGACCACCAACAACACCATCTACATCAGAGATTTGAATGTTTACTTCTGTTACGCTTTTTAGTGCCATTTTAAATATCCTTAACTAAAGTTCTGACCAACAACAGAAGCATAAACAACTCGGTCTGCGTCGCTGTTTGGAATGCATGCAAAATTTACGATATCAATGTCGCTTGTACCTGTAGACATTACATGGTCTGCGCCACCGGCCCACAGCATAGAGGTTCCTTTGGCTGTTGAACCATCTGCACCCACATACTGCGTAACACTGCTGTACGATACAGTCTTAGCTGCGCTTGCGTGCTGCTTAATTTTAAGCGTAAAGTTTTGCGCCGACCCATAGCTGGTAGCATATAAGAACTTTACAGCCGTTACGTTTGCTGTGAGAGTTACCGTACCTGCACATCCTAGCGCCATGTTGATAATCAAAGTGGCCCCAGAGTCGTCAAGGTAGGCAGCTCTGTTGCTACTTGTTTCATCACCAAGAGCCGTGCTGTTTTCCGCTAAAGAAAAATGCTGACGCTGAACACCATACTCATTCATTCGCCAACTATAATCGCCCGTGCCAGCCCACTTCGAATAGAACCGCCAGTAGTCAGCGTTATGAACGTACTGCAACATCCCACCAACGCCTTCGGCACTGGTGCCATCTGCATCGGCTGCCGTAATAGTGCTGCTGTAAGAACTGGCCGCAGCGCGCAACGTAATACCGCAATTATTGCTACCTTTAACAACTAAATCCCGTGCGCCAGCCCAGTGGCCGGATGGCGATGTTTCGCCGATCCCAACCAGACCAGTGGAATCAATTTTAATTCTGTCTTGGCCATTTGTGAGCATAGTTAAACCGTTGGTAGTCGTGTTAGATGCAACAGCACGGAAACCAACAACATCAGCGTTGTCAACACCAATGAATGAAATTCGCCCAGGGTTATTACCATTTAGGCAAATTGACATGCCTGTATCGCTAGTGGAATCAATAATAAAAGCATCGGCGTTGGTTTGAACCTGCCCAATATTGCCCGATGCCGTTCCATCAGCGATTAGAGTTTTCTGACTTAAAACAACCTTTTCACCTGAATCAGTTGTGTCGACCGTGATGTAATCTTTCGCATCCGTCGATTCGATATCAAGCGCCGTGGCGTTGTTGTCTGCAACCTGAACAACGGTCCCACCGGGTGGCAAATTGTATTGTACTATCTTTGGCATTAGTGACCCCGCCCTTCTGCGGAAATATTCCCGCCGCTAGATGTACCTTGATAAGCAAGCCGCACTTTCGAGATTGGGAAGTTGAAAGTTACAGTGGTCAAATCGTTAGCCGCGCAGGCTGTTGTCTGTAGCGTGCGCGCGTTGCCTGCTGGGTCAACATAACTGAAAGTTGCCGTTCCAACTGTCGAGGGATAAAGGAAAAACACAACGCCCCGCTTTGATGTATGCGGACAATCAAACTCTAAAATTGTGGTTGGGCTGGTTGTGTAGGATTTCGCTGCTTCAAAGCTGCCTCTTGATGCCATCGGTCATCTCCTCCCTTACGGGTTTAAGTTGCGGCGGCTGCCGATAGCCTCGCAACGGTTCGATTTTAGCGGGTCAGGCGATGTAAGGAAACCAAAAAAAGCACCGCCCAACCCTGGCGCAGCCGGGTATATTTGCCGCGCCTGTTTCATGATATTTTGCGCCCGCTGAAATAACTGTCATCTGGATCTGCTGCCAACGTTGCGTTGCGGTTTCCGACATGGACACCCGGCGTTATATAGTCTCCGGCTGCCAGTTCCATCGGGCCACTTGATACAGTGACCGACGCCGAAAAGGCGCCCGCGCTATGGAGTCCGCCCAGAGCAACCGCAAACTTGGAGCCGTTCTTATATAAGTAGCCCGCAATCATGGAAGCCTCGCCGCCGGTGCATGTAACCTGCACCGTCAAGTTGATCTCGTAAATGCCAGCCGATGGCGCTGTAAATCGCCCGTTTGATGTGTCGTGCACTGCTCCATAGTCGTGTATGTCGGTGCCAAAGATTAAGTCTGTATCGGTGTCCTTGGTGATGCTTGTACTGCCGCCGGCTAAAGGTGCCCGCGCTCGAAAGCTCGGCGCCTCTGGCCTGAGCGTCACGTCATCCCAGTAACAATCTGCGCCGGGGTTTAATGGCCTTGTGATTTTTATCTTCGCATAAGCAACATCTGAGCCCGGCGTTAAAATCGTACTTCTGTTTTCCCATGTATTATTGGCCGCACAAGCTGCGTTCGTGATGCTCGCCGACGATGTCGAAGCCGCAACCTTAGCCGACGTATACCAAAAAACATCGCTGCGCATTGTGACGCTTCCGGTTTGTCTGGCCCATAAGCTCGCGCGGTATGGCTGCGAGCTATCTATAGGAATAAAGCCGCTGAAAAACACCAGGCTGTTTCCAGTGTCTTTCATCTTTAAAGACACGCCGCCAGAGTGAACAACGCTTGTTTCTTTTGCAAAATCTGTCACGGGTACACCGTCGCCGGTGTTTACCCATGCCACCGGCGCACTGCCGGGGTCTGCCCAATCCTCAAAGCCGCCATTCCAAAGAACCCCATCGGCTGGAGCTAAAAGCTCCCTATTGAGTTGCTTGGCTGTAATGGCCCCAAATTGCCGCAAATCAACAACCGATGAAACGCTACTTGCCCCGCTTATAACTTTACCAATTCTAATTTCACCGGGTGCAAGCTCTGGCTCATCTGCGCTTGTTGCCACTTCGTTGATTAAAACATTGCCGCTTACGCTGTCGATCCCAATATAAGAGTGTTTGTTCGCGGTGGCTGTAAAGGTCTGAGCGTCTTGGAGCAAGGCACCTAGACCACCAGCAAGCATGCGCCCTGGATTTATTTGATATCCGAGCCCTGTTGTTGCTGTAACCGAGCAACCAGACTCAAGCGTGTTGGCGCTTGACATTTCAGTAAATTGGCCAATTAAACCGCCTTTGTTGATTGGCGAAAGCACGACATCAAGCGTAGGGATCCAGTCAATATCAATTGAGGGGGGGCTGTCCTTTGTTATGTACACGGCCTCGTAATCAACACCGATGGATGAACCGGTAAGGCTTACTTCTTTTTTTGTGACTTCAAACTTAACTGTTGAATCTAGGCCATTGAGTGATAGCTCAGAGTAGAGGAACCAATCGTTATCGATTGAGATCAAATCGCCAAGCTCTAGGTGGATGTTATCAAGGCCCGTTGTAAATTTTATTTTGGGGGCGCCGTTGCTAAACCGATCGAGCAAGTCCGTTGCGAAGTTGTATGGAACTGTGATGTCATGCCACAGGTAGCCCTCATTATTTGTTGGCGCAGAGCTTCCTGAAATATGAGAAAGCCCGTTTAACTGAATTTTGCCAAGGCCCTCGTACATTGTATCTTGAGATCCTTCTTCATCAAAAGCCCAGTTCAACGATCTTATTTCAGGGTTGGGCTCTGTTATGGCGCTTGTTCCTCGATGAATCCCTTTTAAAAATAGGCTATATGATGGGTTGTCTGTTGTTATCTTATCGGCAGTCACTTGACTTCCGGCGTGGAGGTTTCGAGTACCGCAAAATCCATTGATGCCTACGCTTCGCGCCTGGATGGCAGTAAATGACGAGGCCACATAGACCGCATAATCCTGCGCCTTAATCTCACTGGCCGCTGAAAAATAAGCCGTTTCGGTTTCGTATTCGTGTTCTCCAAATGCGTTGACCGAATTAGTATCTTTGAAACGAAGTTCAAAAGCGCCCTCGCCAACACCAACCCGAACAACCACACGATTGAAAATCACCGTACTGTTATCCATTTCAAAATCGGTGTATTCGTCCGTGGTAAAGTGTTTGGCTACTGAATCCGTTTTCAATGGCTTAACCATCTTTAGCTTGGTGTTTGAAACATCGGCCCGTAAAGCACTTCGCGTCATTTCAAGATATTCGGCTAAAAACTTATTAGTTCGAACGACCAAAAGCGTCGTTGAAGTTATGCCCATGCTTCCGGTGTTAATTGTTCCCGGTGCTAGGTTGGTGTGCTTTCCGTCAAGGTAAATTTCATCATTGTAGTCACCGTTCCTCAGATAGTTGGGATCATAGATTGCCTTTTCTGGCTCGCCGTAAATGTTCCCGGTGTACGATGAAAAAACATAATGGCTTGAAGTTGAAACGGCGTCAAATGCGAAGCTCGTGGAATCAATCCTGGCCGAAGGTATGCCCGCGTCCTGCAAACTTTGAAGTAATACTTCCAACGGGTGCTTGTTGAAGTAGGTTCGAAAGTTTGTTTGTTTTAGCGTAAAATCTTCGTAATCGGTGGCCTCAAAAGTGATTGCGCCTTGTTCTGACCATGTTCTTGAAATCCGCCCAAAAAACAAAGGGCACCAGTCAGTTGTAACCATATCAGCTGCGCCAAGTCTTACTAGAACATAAGAGTTAAAAAACTTGTACGACTCGGCAAGCGTCCGAATGTAACCGTCGTCAATAACCTCAAATTGAATAGAACTGATTTGGTTTTTGCGTGTTACGGCGTCGAGCGAGTTGCTTACGTTGGTGACCGATAGCAGAATGGGATCGCCTTCAATTGTGCTGTCAACGCCGTTGTATCCGTTATGAACATAAAACGAATAGGCACTCGGCGCCACGGTCTGAATAGCAATCTGTACAACCGGCTCGGGGTTTGCCCGGCCCATTTGCTCTTTGAATTCGTTTGACAGAGTGATAGCCATTATGATTCCACCGATAGGTATGGCGGTTGTTCTGTCATGTTAAACTCTAGAACTCGCTCAAAAGGTCCAACCAATGGAAAGCGTAGCGCTGTATCGTCTAAAATCATCAACCTAGCATCGGCGCCACTCGATGGCGTTTCAATATAAACAAAAGGCTTGGTTCCTTCATTGATAGCGTTGAACCAAGAATCTACCACAGCGATTTCATCACTTGACGAGATAGAAGCCCGAAACCTTCTAAGGGCTTGCCCGCGATAGGCCACATATCTTTTTACAAGACCCGTCAAGGCTTTGAAATCTGTTGTTTCGCTGTACTCGTCTTTGTTGTTCCACGGTATATCAGGGTTGCGTTGTAGCTGGTGGCGAGTGCCTAGAATGATTTCGCCGATCTGGGGTGTCTTCGATCCCGAGTGCGTAATAACTAAGCGGCACCATTCAACGTTACGGTACCGCTGAGCCGTTCCGCTTGCATCATAACTACCTGAGTCTTCGCTGTTTAGGTTTGTGCATATCAAACGGTCATCGTCACCGCTAAGAGACCCGCTCTCGTATGGATTAATCACGCCGCTTGAAAAAGTATCGTTGTTTGAAAGCTGAAGCTTAACATCCGTCGCTTCTATCGTGTTTAGGTTGTGCCCTAAAACAATCAACGTGTCGAAGCTTATTGCTGTGCTAAAATAAAAATTGTAGTATTTAGTTGTTGTAGCCGCTGAAGCTGTGTTTGTTTTTGTTACCAAGCTTCCAACGCTATCATAGGCCCGTGTTGCAGGGCCATCGGCAGCCGTCACATCAGTACTTGTATGAGTTCCTACCAGCGTCCAGTGAGCATCGTTTGGCGTGCCAGCACTTTGCGTTACCATCATGGGCTTGTCAGCATTAAATCCGGCTGTTTCTGCTGCTGTTAGGCTTGTTGCTGAATATGCCATTTAGAGCATTCCTTGAATTTTAAGATCTTTCATTGCGGGTACAATATTCTGACGAACAAACTTTTTAAGCTCCGCTTTATTTGCTGGCATCCTTGAATTGAGTTCAATGTTCACCGTGCTTCCGCCCATGCTCCCCTCTTGCCGCATTCTATCAACTTGATCACGGCTTAAAACCATTTCACCGGCTTGTGCCATAATGGGAACCGAATCATGGC